TCGCTATCCGGGCCCGCCGGGTCTGGCAAGACCTCAATCATCACTGGCATTTTGGATGCCCGCCCGTCGGCGGTAGTGGTGGCCTTTACCAACGCAGCGGCGAAGGTGCTGCGCCGTAAGGGGCTCGCCGCGACGACTATCCACAAACGGTTTTACATGCCCGAAGAGCGCCGCACTGTTGAGGGGAAGAAGTACACCGCCTTTGTGCCGTGTCATGCCTACCAGGGCAAGCTCCCGGATGGCAAGCTGGCGTTCAGCCCGACCATCATCATCGATGAGGCGTCTATGGTGTCCAGCAAAGTGCTGAGCGACCTGCGCCAAATGTCCGACGAAATCATCCTGGTGGGCGATGGCAGTCAGCTACCACCGGTGGGCGATCTGAAGGCCCCGCGCGGCGTGTTCAACACGCTCAGCCATACGGCCGTGCTCACTGAAATCCACCGGCAGGCCGAAGGCAACCCAGCTTTGAAAGTAGCCACCGCTGTGCGCCTGGGCGAGGTAAGCCCAACCGACTACAGCCTGCTGCGCGGTTTTGAGTCGCTCGACCCCGACGGGTTCTCCCGGGCCATCACCAACCTGGACTCCCAGGGCAAGACCTGGAAGGCCATCAGTTTCACAAATGCCACGCGGTGTCGCCTGAACAACCGCGTGCGCAAGCATTACGGTCACGCCTCAAGTGTGGCCCCACAACCTGGGGAGATCATGGTCTGCACGGCAAACTACAGCGACACGGTAACCAACGGGACATTCCTGCGCGTCATTGAGGCGACTACGCCTGCGCTGGCCCCGCACCGTGACAACCTCATCGGCCGCATCCGCGCTGAGATCATTGACGACGACACCGAGGTCGAAATTCCTTTCAGCTTCGGCAATCACCTGTGTGAGCTTGCCGACCCCGACCTGGTGAAGCTGGGCAAGCGCCTGGTGATGCTGGGCCGTGACCTGGACGATGCGCCCTCCGGTGCCCGTCTGTCGTTTGGCTATGCCGTCACCTGCCACAAGGCACAGGGCAGCGAATACGACCATGTGTTCTTGTGCGATGAGCGCTCTGCAGTGGCCGCGGTCGCAGCACGCAGCGCGGCTGAGAACATCGAGTGCAAGGACCCGCTCAGTGGCCGCGAAGCCGCTCAGCGCTGGCTGTACACCGCGCTCACACGCACGCGCTCCGGTCTGTCGTTGGTGAGGGCCTGATCGATGCCTACCAAGTTCGGAACTATCGGACCCACCCTGCACCAGGCCGGCTGGCCCGTCATCCCAATCAAGCCAGGCACCAAGGCGCCCGGCGAGGGCGCCTGGCAAAACGGCTTCCCGCTGGAGCGCATCAAGGCCTTCGCAGCTAACGGCTACGCCGGCGGCAGCACGGGTCTCCTGGCCAAGCACTTCCCGGGCGCCGACGTGGACGTCACCGACAAGGCCTGCGCCACCGCGATAGCCAAGGCCATCATGGCCGTGCTGGGCCCAGCCCCTGTGCGCGTTGGCTCTGCGCCCAAGTGCCTGCTCATGTATGCCACGGCCGAGCCGTTCAAGAAGCGCAAGGTATTCCTGGCCGACCCGCAAGGAAACACCAAGGGGGCCGACGGCAAGGAGTACGCGGTCGAGTTCCTGGGCGACGGCCAGCAGTATCTGATCTACGGGCAGCACCCTGATGGCTTTGAGTACCGTTGGCCGCGCGGCGGCGGCCCGCTCGAATCTGAGGTCTGGGACCTGACCACCATCACCGCGGACCAGGTCGATGCGTTCATCGCCAGGCTGCCGGAGCTGCTGCCACCAGGCTGGACAGTGCGATCGGCCAGCGGCAGCTCTGGGTCCGTCCAGGTGCTCGATGCGTTTGAGGCCTATCGCGCGCAGTTGGATGGCTGGGACCTCGAGCGCGTGCGCCAGGAAGTCGCGCCGCACCTGGACCTGGAGATGGACTACGACTCCTGGGTGCGTGTTGGCCAGGCGCTGTACCACCAGTTCGACGGTGCGCCGGAGGCCTTCGAGCTGTGGGATGAGATATTCCAGGAGTCGAGCAAGTACGCCGGGCCTGACTACGGCCAGGCGCGCTGGGACAGCTTTAGCGTGCAGCGCGCGACCGGCCGGGGGCCGGTCACCCTGGCCAGCATTCTGGCCGACACCAAAGAGGCCCGGGGCGTTCAGGCCCAGGTCAACGCCGTCGATGCTGTGGCCACTCACCGTGCAGCCATTGAGGCAGCCACCACCGAGCTGACCGTGCGTGAGATTTGTCAGCGCATCGCAGCCGATGGCTCGGTTGACGCGCTCAGCCGGGACACCCTGGTTGGCGTCATCCAAAACAAGCTGCGGGACATCAACGGCGTCAAACCGACAAAGGCAGCGGTGACAGCCCTTGTTGCCATGACCCGCGTTGCGCGCACCGGCCCATCGCTCGGCCCCGAGTGGATCAAGCCCTGGTGCTATGTGTCCGGTGAGGCCAAGTTCTTCAACCGCAACACCAAGGAGCTGATCACCCGCGAGGCGTTCGATGCGTCGTTCGGCCGGCTCATGGAGCCCGATGACGACGGCAACCTGCCACAGGCCTCGCGCATGGCCTGCGACGTCTGGGAGATTCCCGTTGTCTATGAGCGCATGTATCTGCCCAGCGCCGGTGAGCTGTTCACCCTGGACGGCAAGGAGTACGCCAATGACTACCGCCCTGAGTCAGAGCCTATCGGCGTGGTGGACCAGGCAGTCAACGCGGTGCTCATGCGCCACGTCGAGCTGCTCATCCCAGACCGCGCCTACCGTGACCTGTTCCTGCAGTGGGCCGCCTGGGTCGTGCGCAACCCCGGCAAGAAAGTCCTCTGGGCCGTCCTGGTCAAGGGCGTCGAGGGCGATGGCAAGAGCGTGCTCGGCTCCATGATCGCTCAGGCTATGGGGCACATCAACGTCGGGATCATCAGCCCCGAGACCATGGCCGGGTCGAACTTCAACGATTGGGCCAAGGGCCGCTGCGTCAACGTGCTGGAAGAGATCAAGATTCCAGGTCACCGCCATGACGTGTACAACAAGATCAAGCCGCTGATCACCAACCCGCGCATCGAAGTCCACGGTAAGGGCAAGGCGTCCACGACGGTCATCAACACCACCAACTACATCGGCTTCACCAACCACGACGATGCGATGCCCTTGGATGACAAGGACCGCCGCAACTTCGTGCTGTTCACGCCCTGGCGCAACATCGATGAGATGCACGCAGCCGTCGCGGCTCTGGGCCTGACCATCGACCAGTACTGGGAACAGCTCTGGGACCCGATCAAGAACCGGCCCGACGCAGTGCGCGGCTTCTTCGACTCCATCGACATCAGCACGTTCAACTCCAACAGCCGGGCACCTGCCAGCTCATTCAAGACCGAGCTGGTGGCTGCAGGCGACCTGGACGACGCTGAAGGCCACGCCAAGCTGTGGGTGGAGGAGGGCTGCTACGGCGTGAGCAAGACCGTGGTCAGTTCCAACTGCTTGACGCGGGCTCTGGCCAACATGGACCCATCGATCAAGATTCACACATCGCGGGTGCGCAAGGTGCTGACGTCGATGGGTTTTGAGCAAACCGGCTTCCTGAAATGGAAGGGATCGACGCATCGGGTGTGGGTACATGCCTCGGTTACGAACCAGGTTACGAGGGATTCCACCGATTGGCTGCGTGCTGAGCTGGACAAAACGGACCTCGGTGGTGGGGAGGACTTCCTGAAATGACCGGATGTAACCTGCCTTGTAGCCTTTCTTGTATCTTGCCCTTTTCCCTCTGTAGAACACATAAAGGTCACAGGGTTACAAGTTATAGCTATCCACATATAGAGAAAAAGAAATATTGGTCTAAAAACATTATTTCCTATAGGGCTGAGCGACTTGGGAGTGTTGTGCCCTTTCCTGTAACCCGGGGGGTGGAGCATGCTTGAGCGCCAGATTGAAGCGGCCCTGGTGAGGGCGGCCCACGACGTTGGCGGGATGGCGCTGAAGTGGACCAGCCCCGGAATGACCGGAGTGCCTGATCGCATTGTGTTCATCCCGGGTGGCCGGATTGTGTTTGTGGAACTCAAGGCACCTGGCAAGAAGCCCACGCCCCTGCAGCTCAAAGTCCAGCAGCGCATCCGCGACCTGGGACATGAGGTGCTGGTGATCGATTCATTGGAGGACGTTCATGCGCTCTTTCAGTGACTTCCGCCCCTACCAACACCAGGCCCTGGACCGGTTCACCAACGTGCGACGCGGCTACCTGGCAGCCAAAGCGGGAGCCGGCAAGACAGCGATCGCACTGGCACTTGCCCGCCACGTCCTGCATGACGCGTTCGAGACCACGCGCGTGCTGGTCGTGGGGCCTAAGCGTGTTGTGGCTCAGTGGCCCCAAGAGGCACTTGGCTGGGAGTTTTCAGCCCACCTGCGCTTCAGCGTCTACCTTGGTGACGCCGGCCAACGCAAAGCAGCTATCGCAGCACCCCATGACGTTCTGGCTTGCAGCTTTGAGTTCTTCCCCGAACTGGTCTCAATGTTCAAAGCGGCAAACTGGCCATTCGGTCTGGTTGTCTTTGATGAGGCATCGCGCCTGCGCCAGGGTGGCCGCCGCGGCTCAGTGGGTTGGAAGGCGATGAACTCCATCGCCCGTAAGACCAACGCGCGCATCCTGATGATGTCGGGAAGCCCGCGTCCGGGTACAGCCCATGAGCTATTTGCACCGGTCGCAGTGCTGGACGGTGGCCAGCGCTTGGGCACGACGCTGACTGCGTTCAGGACAGCGTACCTGGAGCCCCACAAGCAGAACCGCCACACCGGCCAGGTGTACTCATGGCGGTGCCGGCCAGGGATGGAAGATGCGCTGTACAGCAAGATCAGCGACCTGTACTTTGCCGTGGCGCCCGACCTGGGCCTGCAGAGCGTTGTGATTGACCGCCCGGTGGAGCTACCAGCCAAGGTGGCACAGGGCATCAGGACCCTGATGCGCGACCAGGTGCTTGATCTTGATCTTGATGAGCTGGAGCTGGTTGCAGCCAGCCAGGGCACGGTGGCCGGCAAGGTGCATCAGATGTGCCAGGGCGCTGTGTTCGATGCCGATGGGGCTGTGACCAGGCTGCACACCGCCAAGCTGGATGAGCTGGCCGAGCTGGTCGATCAGGTCGATGCCCCGATGATTGTTTGCTACTGGTACAGCCACGACCTGGAGCGCCTGGTTGAGCGATTCCCCGAGGCCGTGGACATCACCACAGAGCAGGGGCTGGCTGATGCCAAGGCGGGCCGCGTGCGCCTGGCCCTGCTGCACCCAGGCAGCGCCGCGCATGGCATTGATGGCCTGCAGTTTGTATTCGACTACATGACCTGGTTTGCCATACCAGCGTCGTTCGAGCTGTACGACCAGGCATGTAAGCGGATCGTGCGCAGCGGGCGCAAGGGCACAGCAACCATCTACCGAATTGTGGCGGTGAACGGCGTGGCCGACACCCGCATGGTTGAGCGCTTGGCAGAGAAAGAGGCCGAGCAGGACGAATTCTTTAAGTACTTGGAGGGACAGCAACATGGATGAGAACTGCAACGGAATCGGCCCAGGCAAAGGTGGCTTTGTGCGCGGCGAGGGTATGAAGTTCGATGCTGGCAAGGTCCGCATGGATTTGCTGGACATGCATGCCATCGAGCAGCTGTCCGCTGTGCTGACGTTCGGGGCCAAGAAGTACTCGGCCCACAACTGGCGCAAGGGCATCAACAAGAGCCGCCTGATGGCAGCGATGTTGCGACACACGTTTCGCTACCTTGGTGGCGAAGACAAGGACCCCGAAACGGGCTTGTCGCACATAGCACACGCCATGTGCTGTGCCATGTTCATTTTGGGCCTGGAGCACAGAACCGATCTGGACGACCGGTACAAGGAGGCCTCAGAGTGATCCGAGCAAGCACAGACGGCGCAGCAGCCGTGAACACAGCGCTGAAGTGGATACCACTGACCCAGAGCCAACCTGGCGGTGGGCAGCGTGTGCTGCTGATCAACAAGCCCGATGGCGTGGCCAGGATAGACATCTACAGGCCAGGGTGCCGTGCAAGCCATTGGCAGGCCCTGCCGACGTTCGACAAGGGGGAACTGTGATGGCACCACCAACCGGGATCAAAGGGCGCGTGGCGCTTGTTTTGGAGCAGTCTGGGGCCGTGGCATTGACTATGAGTGAAATCATGTCCCAGGCGGGCATTGAGAAGACCATGGCCAATGAGGTCAGCAGTGCGCTGTACAAGCTGCGCAACCAGGGCAAGGTGAAGACGATCAGGGGCGAGGCGACCAGCAAGAACGGTCCGCGCTTCGTGAGGCGGTATTTGTGGGCGATCAAGCCGCCGGCGCAGAAGCCGGCTGCAGCTCGTCTGGACGTGCGGGCCGTTAGCCCGTTGCAGATGTTGGGAATTGGGAGGATCGGATGAGTAACGACTTTGATACCGATGAGGCGGAAGAGTTGAGCCTGATGGAGATACGCATACCTGGCCAGCAGGTGAGCTGGGCGGGCATCACGGTGCCCGATGGGCACGTATACCTACAAGGTGACCTTCACCCCCTTGGGAGCGCGACAGCGCTGATCAAGGCGGCTAAGGAGCATGTGCCCTATGTAGCGGTGAGCGCAGTGCAGGTTTTGTTTCCTGCTGAGTGGCTGGCTGCAGAGTGCCTAGCCGATACCGACCGGCTGCGTGTGATAGCCAATCTTTGTTCTTTTGTGAGGAGCCAATAACAATGGACATTAACAACGAAAAAGCACGCGAGATTTCGCGTACCCGCGCGCAGGTTGAGCGCCGCAAGGAGCGTGACTCCGGTGGCCAAGCGCACTCGGCTTTGACCCTGCGTGACCACTTCGCAAGCCAGGCGATGCAGGCATTGGTGCCAACGCTTACGGGCATGGGCACTGGCAAGCTCGATGCCATGGCTGGCGATGCGTACAAGGTGGCCGACGCGATGATGCGGGAGCGCAGCAATGGATCGTGAATATTTGCAGGATGTGCACCCCGATGTGCTGCTGATGGAGCCGCCGGGCATGGATGTGGCCATCCTTGGGCTTGTGGAGCGTTGTGGCGCCGAGCCCGTGCTTTGCTACAGCTACAAGAAGTTGGTGGAGTACTTCGAGTCCGAAGGCATGACCAACGAGGAAGCCCGCGAATGGGTAGACCACAACGTCCTCGGTGCCTACGTTGGCGAGGGGACACCGATGATCTTGACTATGGAATGGGGAGATTGATATGGCCAGCCGCGACGAGCTGCATGAACAGTTTGCACATTGCATCCTTAAGGGCATGACCCAGGCCGACGCATACAGGCATGTATATCCAAAGAGCCGAAGCTGGAAACCTGCGTCTGTTGACAATAAGGCAAGCGTGTTGGCTAGGTCCCCTGGAATTCAGGCTAGGGTAGCCAGATTGCGCGAACCGGTCGTCCAGGCCGTGCGCGAGCAGGTCGCGTACAACCTGGCGCACGCCATGCAGGAGGCTGAGAGGGCACTGGAGCTGGCCGAGCGCATCGGCAACCCTGGAGCCATGGTGGCAGCAGCCCAGTTGCGCGCCAAACTCAACGGCCTCTTGGTCGAACGCAAAGAGGTCAGCGTTACGCAGATGGGCAACATGACACCGACCGACAAGCAGGACCTGCTCGACATGGCCAAGGCCGCGCTGGAAGAGCGTAAGCGCCAGGTCCAGCTCAGCGACCAGAGCATCGACGACGTTATCCCCAAGAGCTAGGTCTATCAGATACAACGTTCATTATGTTAAGTTGCAAACCCTTATAAATCAATGACTTACGCTATTCACACCCCTGTTTCGCAGTTATGCACAGGGCATTTGCCTATTAAACAGGCAGCGAGGCAGGGGGAGGGGAGGGGGAGGGGGGATAAGGGGAGCCCCTCGGCCAGCCTGGCTTGGTGCGCGATGCGTGCTGCCTGCGCTGTGCGTAGCGCTTGGCGAAACGATATGCGTAACGATACGCCACGCGCCATGCTGGCTGCGTGCTGCGCGCTGGCTGCACGCCACGTTGCGCGCTGCGCTGCGCCTGGCCGCCACGCGCTGCGCTGGCTGCCCGCTGCGCCACGTTACGCCACGCTGAGCGCTGCACGCCGCGCTGCGCTGGCTGCAGGCTGCGCCACACGCTGCGCAGCGCCTGGCCGCGGCGCGCCGCCCGCGCGAAAACGCACCCCCACCCCTGCGAAAAAGCGACCGGCCGCGTGCGTTTCGAGGGGGAGTGGGCCCGGAAATCGCTTTGGGTCCTCTCCACTTTTTATGGGGTACTTTCCGGCAGGATTCAAAATGAAAAACCACTGTAAGCCCATACAGCCATTAGGAATTGACCCCGTGGGAACAAACACCAGGTCGCAACGCCTGAATCCCCACATATTTGCCCTTATGAGGACAACGCAATGAGCCTAGCAAACCTAACCGAAGCCCAGCTCGCCGCATTGATCGACCAGTTGCAATACGAGTCCAAGCGGGAGGGCATGCGCCTCTACAAGCCCTACGCCAAGCAGAGGGCCTTCCACAACGCCACCAAGGACCACCGGGAGGTCTGCTTTGCCGCGGGTAACCAGATTGGCAAAACCTACGCTGCAGCCAACGGCCTTGCGATCTGGCTCACCGGCGAGTACCCGGACTGGTGGGACGGGCGCCGCTTTGATCACCCAATCAACGCCTGGGCCATCGGCCTGACGGGGGAGTCCACCCGCGACACCCTACAGCGCCTGCTGATGGGGCGCCCAGGTTCGTTCGGAACCGGGGCCATACCGGCGGACTGCATTGTGAGTTACACCAGTGCGCGTGGTGTCAGCGACGCCTTGGACACGGTGATCGTGAAGCACAAGAACGGTGGGCAGTCCACGCTCGGATTCAAGTCCGTAGCGCGAGGGCGCGAGGCGTTGCAGGGTGAGTCCTTGCACGTCGTCCAGGCCGACGAAGAGCCCGATCTCGACACCTACACTGAACTTTTGACCCGTACCCAGGCGCGCAACGGGTTGGTGGCCATGACGTTCACCCCCCTCTTGGGCATGTCGGATGTTGTGAAGCGCTACTTCATGGAGAAGAACCCGGACCGGGCTTTGGTGAATGCGACCATCGATGACGCCGAGCATTACACCGAAGAGCAGCGCGCCAGCATCATCGCCGGATACCCGGCCCATGAGCGCGACGCGCGGGCCAAAGGCATACCGGTGCTCGGATCGGGCCGGGTCTACCCGGTGGATGAGGCCCTGTACGTCTGTGACCCGTTCCCTCTTGGCAAGCACCTCCCGCGCTTGGCGGCCATCGACTTTGGCATAAATCACCCGACCGCCGTGGTGTGGCTGGCCTGGGACCGCGATACCGACACCGTGATCCTGTACGACTCAATGCGGATCAAGGACACCAGCGTGGTGCTGCAGGCGCCGCTGATCGCGGCCAAGGGCAAATGGATTCCGTGTGCGTTTCCGCATGATGGGGACAACAGGGAAAAAGGTTCTGGTAAGACCCTGGCCGAGCAGTACCGGGAGCTGGGTGTGAACATGCTACCGGGGCCGGTAAAGCACGTCGATGGTGGCAACTCGGTTGAGGCGGGCATCAGCGACATCTTGAACCGAATGCAGACCGGGCGTCTGAAGATATTCTCGAACCAGTTGCAGATTCTCGAAGAGCTGAGGATGTACCACCGTAAGAACGGGCTGATCAACAAGGTGGATGAGGATTTGGCCGATGCCCTGCGCTATGGGGTTATGGGTATCCGCTTCGCCGCCACGGAGCCGCGTCAGATCGGCACGGTGGTGCGTCCCAACTTCGGAATCCGCCGCGGCGGGTACTGATATCATTGAGCCGTATCGACTAGGAGTTAATATGGCTGATGAGACAGTTGTTTTCAATGGCAGGGTGTATGCCTGGAACGGGCGCTACTTTCGCAAATCCAGGAGCTTCTTGCACCGTGATGTGTGGATTCATTTCAATGGGCCCATACCCAAGGGGTATCACGTCCACCACATCGACCACGACACCCGGAACAACGCCATTGAGAATCTGCAGATGGTGTGGGGCACGACGCACCTGAGTACGCACCAGCGGGCCATGTCAAAGCCCAAGCCGGTATGGGCCTATCCAGCGCTGCAGGCCTGGCGGGAGAGCGAAGCGGGGAAGGCCGCACTCTCCGAGATGGGCCGGCGCAATAGCGTCTACTTGGGTCAGGAGAAGGAGTTCAAGTGCGAATGCTGCGGTGAGTACTTCAACGCGCCAAACGTGGGACACAACCGCTTTTGCAGCAACAACTGCAAGTCGAAGTGGCGCAGGGCGGCCGGCCTGGACGATGTGGCCAAGGTCTGTGTTGAGTGCGGAGTGGAGTTCAAGACGAACCGGTTTAAGCCAACTGTGACGTGCTCGCTGTCATGTGGCCGCAAGCAGTGGTTGAAGACCGACGCAGGGAGGGCCCACCTCGAAAAGCTGGCCAGTGCTAAGCGCACCAAGCCCCACCCCTAAAGCAGCATATATGCCAGCCTAGCCACCTGGCGAACCCATCTTCAGAATCGGACCCATCACTGTAGGCAGTGGTGCGTCCGCCCTTTTCGCGGACATCAACAGGTCCGCAAATGAACCCACTTGAGCAAAAGATCACAGAGGCCTTGCAGTCTGGAGACATAGCCCCGGAAGATGCACTGGCGGCTGTGCAACAGCTCATGGAAGACCCCGAAGTACTAGCAGAGCAGCAGCGCAAAGAGGCTGAGAGCCGTCGTATGCGCTTGTCGGCGCTAGGCCACCGCCTGGCTGGCGAGGCAAAGACCCAGGTAGCCCTGCGGCAGATGACCGAAGAGCGTTGGTACAAGGACGTGCGCCAATTCAACGGCCAATACGATCCGGGCACCTTCGTCGAGGCTGACCAGTACGGCAGCCGCGTGTTCGTGCCACTCACCCGCCGTCTGGTGAACCTGTGCGAGGCCCGGCTTTTCGACATGCTGTTCCCCAGCGACCAGCGTTTTTACGTCATCGAGCCCACGCCAGTGCCCGACATGGACCTGGCCGACAAGCTGGCCGACCAGTTGCCAGCAGACCACCCGGTCCAGCTACCTGGTGGCCCGTCGCTGCCGGCCGGTGGTATCCAGGCCGCGATTAAGCAGGTCATTGAAGAGGCAAAACACCGCAACGATGCGATGCAGCGCGAGATCGATGACCAGCTCGCAGAGTGCAACTACGCATCGGTGGCGCGCGACGCGATCCACGACGCCGTTTTGCTGGGTACTGGTGTGCTCAAAGGCCCGACGCCCCTGATCAAGACGACCAAGCGCTGGACGCAAGGTCCTGATGGGTCCCACACGCTGCTGATGGACAAGCGCCCCGTGCCGGTCACCGTGCGCGTGGACTTGTGGAACTTCTTCCCGGACATGGCCAGCACCACAATGGCCGACTGCGAGCGGGTCTGGGAGCGCCATTTCCTGAGCAAGCGCCAGATGGTGGCGTTGAAGGACATGCCCGGCGTCGATCCTGACGCGCTGCGCGAGATTCTCGAAGGCGAGCCCAACGTACCGTCGGACAACTACCGCGAGCGGCTGCGCTCCATCAACGGCGCCAACGGAGCACCCGATAAGCGCTACGAAGTGTGGGAATACCACGGCCCCGTGGACAAGCAGGACCTCATCGACTGCGGTGTCGAGGACATCGATGACGAAGACAACCTGGTGCAGTACACCGGAATCGTCTGGTTCTGTGGTGGTGTCGTGTTCAAGGCCGCGCTCAACCCGATGGACTCGGGCGAGCTGCCTTATCGCGTGTTCAACTGGCAAAAAGACGAGTCCAGCATCTTCGGTCTGGGCTTGCCCTACGAAGTGCGCGACCAGCAGGTCAGCGCGAACAGCTCCTGGCGCGCGATGTTGGACAACATGGGCCTGTGCGTCATGCCCCAGGTGGTGCTCGATGAGAACACCGTCGAGCCGGTCAACGGTTCATACGCCCTGGAGCCTGGCAAATTCTGGCGCAACAAGCGCCCCGGCGCCGACGCCCGCCAGGGTATCCAGTTCATCGAGATCGGCTCGCGTTTGCAGGAGCTGCAGGCCATTTTCATGGCCAGCAAGAACCTGATCGAGGAAGTGGGCACCATGCCCGGCTTCATTCAGGGTGCAGATGCACCGGCCAAGATGCAATCCGCCACTGAGGCAAGCATTTCCTGGACTGCTGCAAACCTGTGGGTCCGCCGTTGCGTGCGCAACTGGGACGACGACATCACGGCGCCGACCATCCGCGGGTACTACGACTACAACATGCAGTACTCCGAGAAGGAGGACATCAAGGGCGACAGCAAAGTGCGCGCCCTGGGCGTCGTCGCACTGGCCGAACTCGAAGGCCAGGCCGGTCGTATGCAGCAGTTGGCCAACGCGGCAAGCGCGATGGGCCTTCCAATGTCCACGCAGTTCGCCATGCTGCGTGAGCTGAGCCGCTCCCTGAAGCTGGACCCGGATCGCTGGCTGCCGACCGAGCAGGAAATCGCCAAAATGAAAGAGCAGGAGCAGAAGAATCCGAAGCCCGATCCCGAGATGCTGAAGTGGCAGGTCACTCAGGAAAACAACCAGATGGACTTCCAGCTTGGCCAGGAAAACATCCAGCTCAAACGCGAAGAGCTGCAGGGGCGTCGTGAGGACAACCAGGCGCGCATGCAACTGGAGATCGCCGACACGGCCGCCGCGCAGCAAATCACGCAGCAGGAGGCCATGCGCAAGTACGGCTTCGAGGCCCAGCGCATGAACGCCGAGCTGCAGGACCGCCAGAACAACCGCGATCACAAGGCCCAGATGGCCAACGCTGAGATGGCGCTCAAAGCGCAGATGGGCACAGGCATATGAGCTGGAAAGAGAAGATTCGGCCTGATACCGGTGTGTGGGACGGCGTGCAGGAGTACGCCGCTGAGCGCATCGCTGAGCTGGCCAACGTCTGCACATCGGAGGAATCCAGCGAGATGCAGATTCGCCAGGCGCAAGCGGCCATCCAGGAGATGCGTCGCCTGGTGAGCCTGCCCAATTTAATTCGGGCCGAGGCCCAGGTGCGCGGCGCCACTAGCGCTCGCAGGGAGAACTACTGATGGCAGACAACATATTCAACACCTCCACGTCTACGACGGGCACCGGGGCCACTTTCAATCTGTCTGGTTTGAAAGACCCGGCGAAGGTGGAAGTTGACCCAGCCAAGCAGACGGTAGCGGGTCAGTTGTCGAACGTGATGAGCGCAGACAGCCCGTTGATCCAGCGGGCCCGTAGCCGTGCGATGGAGCAGATGAACTCTCGTGGGCTGGCCAACAGCTCGATGGCGCTGTCCGCAGCAGACTCCGCAGCGTATGACGCCGCCATGCCGATTGCCACGGCAGACGCCAGCATCTACAACGACGTGGCCAAGACCAACGCCAACACGCAGAACCAGTTCAGCTTGAACAGCAACGCCCAGGCGTTTGACCTGCAGAAGGGCGCTGTCAACCAGGGCTACACACAGCAGAACCTGGCCACGCAGCAGGCCAACACCCTGCAGACGATGGGCGTCCAGCAGGGGTTTGACCTTGCCAAGATGGACAAGCAGGCCGCCGCCACGCTCACCCAGATGTCGGTTGAGCAGCAGAACAATCTGGCGAAGATGGCCGCTCAGCAGGGCTATAACCTGCAGACCATGACAGCGCAGCAGGTCAATGACCTGGCGAAGATGGCCGTGTCGCAGGGCTACAGCATGCAGACCCTGCAGGCCCAGCAGGCAAACAACCTGCAAACCTTGTCGGCGCAGTACGGGTTCGACCTTGGCAAGATGGACGCGCAGACAAGAGCCACGCTCACGACAATGTCTGCCGACCAGCAGAATACCCTTGCGAAGATGGCCGTGTCGCAGGGCTACAACCTGCAGACCATGAGCCAGCAGCAGATCAACACGCTGGCACAGATGGCGCAGTCCCAGGCGAATAACCTGCAGACGTTGTCCACCCAGTACGGATTCGATTTGGGCAAGATGGACGCCCAGACGCGTAATACGCTGACCACGATGACCGCGGACCAGCAAAACGCACTTGCCAAGATGGCGGTGTCGCAGGGCTACAACCTGCAGAACATGACAGCTCAGCAGGTCAACGATTTGCAGAAAATGCAAGTGGCCCAGCAGAACAACCTGCAAACGCTGTCCACGCAATACGGCTTCGACTTGGGCAAGATGGATGCGCAGACGCGCAACACACTGACCACGATGACCGCGGACCAGCAAAACGCGTTGGCGAAGATGGCTGTATCGCAGGGCTACAACCTGCAGAATATGACCGCTCAGCAAGTAAACGACTTGCAGAAAATGCAGGTTGCCCAGCAGAACAACTTGCAGACGCTGTCCACACAGTACGGTTTCGACGTGGCCAAGATGGGCATCGACCAGCAGAACGCGCTGCAGACGATGTCGGTTCAGCAGCAAAACACCGTTGCGAATATGGCGCAGCAGCAGGGCTACAACCTGCAGAACATGTCTGCCCAGCAGATCAACGACTTGGGCAAGATGGCGCAGGCGCAGCAGAACAACCTGCAGACGCTATCCACGCAATACGGGTTCGACCTCGGCCGCGTTGACGCGCAGACCCAGGCAACGCTGCAGACCATGTCCGTGGATCAGCAGAACAACCTTGCGAAGATGGCTGTATCGCAGGGCTACAACATGCAGACGATGAACGCCCAGCAGTTCAATGATCTGCAGAAGATGCAGACCGCGCAGACAAACAACCTGCAGACGCTGGCTACGCAGTACGGGTTCGACGTCGCCAAGATGGACAAGCAGTCTGCCAATACGCTGACCCAGATGGGCGTGGAGCAGCAGAATGCCCTGGCCAAGATGGCAGCCCAGCAGAACATGACGCTGGACCAGATGGCCGCCCAGAGTGGCTACGACGTCAACAAGCTCAAGGTTCAGGCCACAGCGGCGATGGACGTGGCCGCTATCGAGGCCAGCTACAAAAACCTGACCCAAGGCAGTGCTGCAGCGACGTCGATCATGGGCAAGATGCAGGACTCGCTCAACGCCTTGTCCGCCAACAAGGACATTGTGGACCCAGCGGTTCGGGATGCTATGGCGGCCGACATCAAGGCCAACGCCGCAGAGGCGCTGAACCTGGTCGGCGCGATTGCCGGCAACGTGGACCTGTCGGCTTACATCGCACAGGTTGGCCCGTAAGGTGACGCTGTGCTTCTCAAAAAGATACCTCCCTACTTTGCCGCCCAGAGCTGGAGCGGTGTGCGAGAGCACATCGAGAAGGCACAGCCGTACAGCCACGGGGAGTGGACTATGGAACAGCTCAAGTCGGACATCTTCACAGGCCGGGTCGAGCTTATATCGGTCCTTGATGGTGACGCCTGCGCAGGGGCGGTGGCCTACGTCATGCAGAACCGGCGCAACTCACGCTGCGCGTTTGTCGTCGCCATCGGCGGGGCAGCGCTTGCCTCACGGAATAACTTCGAGCAGTTGCGCACGATATTTAGGGCCGAAGGCGCAACGGAGATTGAGGGTGCGGGTAGGCCCGCGATTGTCAGACTCTGGTCGCAGTTTGGATTCGAGCCAAAGTACCAAGTATTCGGGGTGCAAATATGAGTAGCAGCGGATCAAGTTCTAGCTCTAGTTCCAGCTCCAGCGGAAACTACGGTGGGTACACCACCGGGTCGGATTCAAATGCGACGACCGCATCGGACGCCGCGAGCGCTCAGAATCAGTACAGCAGCCCGACGCCATCTAGCGGGTCATCTAGTAGCGCCACAGCCGCTGCTGATGCAGCCGCCGCCCAAGCAGCTGCGGATCAAGCCGCAGCAGAAACTGCGCGATTGGCCGCGGCGAACCAGGCCGCTGCGGATGCCAAAGCGGCAGCAGATGCTCAGGCCGCTGCGGATCAAGCCGCAGCTGAAACCGCGCGCTTGGCAGCCGCGAACCAAGCGGCGGCAGATGCTCAGGCCGCTGCGGATGCCCAAGCTGCAGCAGATGCCCAAGCTGCAGCAGATGCCCAAGCTGCAGCAGATGCCCAAGCGGCGGCAGATGCTCAGGCCGCTGCGGATGCTCAGGCCGCTGCGGATGCTCAGGCCGCTGCGGATCGGGCGGCCAACCAGCAACTGGTCGAGTCACTCGGCGGCTGGAGCAAGGCGTCCACCACGTCCCAGGCGGAGGCCCCGACAACGCCGGCCATCGCCCCCGGCGACACCAAGCCGGACACCGGCACGCCGACCGCTACTGAGAGCAAGCTCCAGGACGCACCGGAGAAGACCGACCTGGCAACCCGGGCGTTCAACCTGGCGGGCCTTGGCAAGCCCGGCGAAGACGGCATGGCTCAGGCCGGTGCGCGCGTTGGATTCAATCTGTCAGGCGCAGCGCAGGAAGCCAAAGAGACCGGCACCCCGCTGAGCGCCATCATGGGCGGCGTTGAACCCAACCGCGCCCAGCTCCAACGCCTGAGCGAGACCGGCTACGGATCGCTGACCGGCGTGAATCCGAACAACCTGGAAGGCCAGAGCGTGGATCACATGATCGCCTCGCAGCGGGTCAGCGACGCGCTTGGCCGCGTTGGAAACTTCACCATCAACGCCGCGCTGTCCACTGTCCCGGGCGGCGCGCTTATCGGCGCAGGCCTGAAGGGCTACCAAGCGGTGCAGAACGGGGCCACTGTCGGGGAGGCAGTCCAAGGCGCCGCGCTTGACGCGGTCGGCGGATGGGCTTCTGGCAAGATCAACCAGGTCGCCGGCGCCGCGCTTGGCCCCGACGGCCGTGCAGCGCTTAGCGCCTATAACCAAGGCGTGTCCCTTGCCAGCCTGGCCGGTATCGATACACCCGGCCCGATCAATCCAGGGGCTTACGTCGTCGGTCAAGCCCGTGCCGCTATGGGCACACCGGACACCAGCCCCCGCTCTGGCGTGTACACACCCGGCGGGGAGCCGGTCCCGGCCTTCAACCTGTCATCCGCCGGCAGCAGCAGCAGCCAAGGTACGACGGCTCCCGAGATAGTTCCGCCCGTTGTCCAGCCGCCGGCATCCAAGGCACCAAACTTCAAAACAAACATGCGATTCAGGTTTGATGGTGCCGCCATGGGCCGCGCTATTCGGGCCGGCGCTTCCAAACGAGGATATTGATATGGCACAAATGTACGACGACCCGTATGAAGATTGGGGCATCTCCTATGACCCGGCGCCCGCGCCAGAGCCCGCGCCAGAGCCCGCTGAGTACAAAGCGCAGGGGGAGTTCAAGCCTGGCGAGTGGACAACCCGCGATTGGATGGCTAACTCTGTGCAATCGGCTGGTCTTGTGGATACCCCCCTTGGAGAGATGTTTGCCGGCGACTACGTCACTGGCGGATCGGCAGCAGCGCGACGCCTGTCGGATACGAACCAGGACGGCATGCCCAAGGACCTCCCCAAGGAAGAAGAGAACGTGTTCTCTCGCATCGGCAGCAAGCTCAAGACCGGCGTGTCCGATGCCTTCGACAAGGACCCGCTGAAATTCCTCGAAGCAGGCCTGGGCGGTCTGGCCGGTCTGTACAAGACCAAGGCCGCGCGTGATGCCGCAAACGCGCAGGCGCAGTCTGCGGTTGAGGTCGTAAAGGCCAAGGCCGCTGCCGAGAAGGATGCGCAGGACCGCTACAACGCGTCGTTTGGCACCACCAAGCGCGCGCCCCTGGTGAAGAAACCGCTCACCCGCATGGACGGCAGCGCCGTCTACGACGCAAACGGACGTCTGAAAGGCTAACCATGAAACTCAATTCCGCCGATCAATCCGTCCTGTCCAAGTACACCTTGGTGGCCAAGAAGATCATCTACAACCCGGAGCGCATGAAGACGTTCCTGAAGATGCTGGGCTCCAAGGAAGGCGCCGTCACCGCAGTGCAGACTGTGGTGGCAGCCATCGACAAGCTCAAGCCGATCCCGCCCCAGATCGTGCCCATGCTGGCGGTCAACGCCTACATGATCATGGTCGATGTGGCCCAGGAAGGCACCGGCCACCAGGCTGATCCAGCCATCATGGAAGAGGTCGTGGGCCAGATTCTTAACGTGGCCAAGGGCATCGCAGGCCCGGCAAAGCCCCCGGAAAACCCCGGCATGCTGTCTCAGATGCAAGAGCAGGGCGAGCCTGCAGGCGACCCGACCACACCGGACAACACAGCCGAGCACGAAGGTGCTGAGAGCCCAGCTCTCGAACAGGCCGAGGGCTCCGAGGAGGACGCACCCGGCGGCATGTTGGCCAAGATGCAACGCCGAGGAGTACCAGCATGAGCTTCTTCGAGGACCTGATCGGGTCTTTCGCGGAAGCAGGAGCGAAGGGCCTCAACGACATCAGCGCACGCAACCAGCGCGAGGCTGAGCTGAAGCTGCAGAACGACCTGGCGATTGAACGCGCCAAGGCCGCCGAGGAAATCCGCCTGGACCTTGAAGAGCGCCAGCGCCAGGCCAAGCAGCAACGCCTGTCGCAGCAGCGCCAGGAGGTGGAGGCCGCAGCGCCGGCAGCCACCCAGGCCCGCGAGTTGGGTCAGGCCCAGAAGATGGCACCCAGCGTGGACGGCAACGTGCTGGACATCATCAAGTCCAAGCTCACGCCCGCCCAGATGCAGAAGTTCTACGGCGTGGACCAGGGCCCCGTGGCCGAGCTGGACGACAAGCTGGGCGTCGCACGCGACAAGGGGCTCTACGACGCCGAGGCCGTGTTGCAGGTGGAGCGTAAAGACACCGTGGCCGCTATCAAGGCCGCGCGTAAGGAAGCACTCGACCAGCAGAAGGCCGACGGCTTTGATGAGCGCACTGCAGCCATGATCAAAGTCGGCGCCGGGCACGACGCAGCTCGCGTCGCGGCTAAGAGCGCGGGTGCCGCAGGCGGTGGTGAGGGCAAGCTCAGTCTGCAGCAGGCCCGCGAAAAGCGCGTGGACCTGAAGGACCAGATCGCCACCCTGATGAAAGAGGTCGAGCTGGGGCTTACCAAGAAGGACGCGGCCAAGCCCCTGATCGAATCGCTCAAAGCGCAGCAGAACAAGTACGACAAGATCATTGCGGATGGGGAGGGCGCCGCGGCTCCAACTCCGAAGCCGGCACCCGCGCCGAAGCCTGCCGCCGCAGCGCCTGCAGCAAATACACCTGGTTGGTCCATCAAAAAGAAGTGAGGCCTTTGAATGGCAACGTATGAGATCAAGTCTCCCGATGGTCAGACCTGGGAGGTCAACGCTCCTGACGATGCGACCGAGCAGCAGGTCTTAGCCTACGCGCAGAGCCAGTGGGAGCCGACAAAGCCCGCCGGCGGTGGTCGCGGCTTTGTGCAGCCCCCGGCAGCGTCTGACGCCCAGGGCAACCGTCTGCGTGAGCTGCAGGACCCTAACCTGTCCCGCGTGGAGAGGTTGAACCTGGCGGACACCTGGACCCAGAACGAGATGGCCCGCCTGGCCGACATCAACCCGGGCGCATCGGCAGACGACTTGGCAGCGCTTGCGGCTCAACGGTTCCAGGCTGTTAAGGACGGCGCCCCGGCACCTCTGGTAGACCGGGTCTCTGAGTACCTGAACAAGCCCGGTTCAAACTACGACCTCGAATCGGCCAAGGCCAATGCAAAGTTCGACGAGGGCGTTGAGCGCCGGTTCAACCTGAGCCAGCAGAGCCGCGCGCCAGATGCCAATGGCGACCGGGTAACCATCGGGTACAACCCTATCCAAGACGCGCAGAAGACCGCACGCGATACGCAAGAGCTGGCCGACCTGCGCGACGACGCCCTGGGCCGGGTTGCATCGGGCGAGATGAATTCGACCCTGCGCGGCTTCGTGAAGGGCGGCGTTCAGTCAGCAGGTCTTACGGCCGCGACGGTTGGCTACCTGGCCGATGTGGTCGGCGCCGATGCCGTCAAGCAGTGGGGCTTGGACACCAACAACGCGGCAGCGCGCATTGCCAACCAGATGACGCTGGCCAAGACCGCTTCGCAGATTCAGAACCTGGACGACTTCCAGGGCTGGCTCGCTGAGAACGGCGGCTACGTCGCGTACCAAGCGGCCGAGGCCCTGCTCACCGGCGGTCTGGTTTCTGGCGTGAGCAAGCAAGCCGCACGCCAGGCTGCGATTGAAGCGACCGCCCTGGGCATGAACAACCTGCGCCAGACGCTTGGCTCGGTCTACGCCGACGCGGTCGATGAAGCCAAGCGCACGGGCAAGGACCCATCCCTCTTTGGCGTAGCCCTCGGTGCTGTTGGCTCCGCCGTCATCGACACCGTAGCGGACAAGTTCGGCCTGGACGCGATGACCAAGACCGGCTTCAAGGGCGCCGTGGCTGAGCGCATGGCCAAGTCCATCGGATCGCAGGCCTTGATGCAAGGCGGCACCGAGGCGCTGCAGTTGGTACCCGAGGAAATGGGCGCCGGGCGCGATCCGTTCCGTGACGGCATGGGCGCGCAGTTCTTCGATGAGGCGGCAGTTGGCGCGCTCGGCGGCGGAGGCCCTGGCGTACTCGGCGGGCTGAACAAGTACCAAGAGCCCACCGGCCCCACCGCCGAAGACATCGCCCGAAGCAAGGGCTTCCTGACACCGGAGCCCATCGTCGCCCCGCGCGTCGAGGACATGCCCACAACGCCCACCGTGCCCACGGTGAAACCGGCCGCGCAAAACGTGGTTGAAAACATAGCGAGTCTCCTTGGCCAACAAACCCCCACGCCTGACGCAGGAGCAGCGCCTGCTGTCGAAGCACCTACAGTGCAACCCCCTGTATCTGGTGTACCTGGACAAACTGACGTCGCCACGACAGAACCTGTTTCCGACGCGACACAGCCCGCCGCCGTTCCTGCAGCCGATGCGCCAGCACCTGCGTCACTGAGCAACCCGACCGGACCCGCACCGTTTGGGTTGAACCCGGGTGACCGAGTTGAGTATGCGGATGGCGCCGAGACAACCTACGGACTTGAAGCGAGCAACCCGGCGCCGGCGATCCCCGCCGGGACCGATCCGCGCCAGGCAGCCCTGGCCAAGATCGAAGAAGAGCTGCAAGCCAGCAAAGCCCGCCAGGAGGCCGAAACGAAGGCCCAGGCTGCAACTGCCCAAGCTGAGCAGGAAACGGCCGCAGCGGCCGATCTGGCCAAGCGCAGCGTGGGTTCTGCGTACCAGCAGACCAGCGCAACGCCGACACCCCAGCCGGGTGCTGTGCCTACGGCCCCGGAGGGCCCCGCCCTACCTAGCGCCACTTCTGCGTACAGGGACACCAGCGCGGCGCCCGCCACTGATAACGGCGTACCGACGGCCTCCGCCCCGGCGGCGCCCGCTCCGACTGTTACCTGGGACAAAGCCACCGAGGCCAAGCTGAAAGCGGCGTCCGAGTCGTCAGTGGGCCGCGGCATGGTCAAGCTGGCCATGGACCGCTGGAACAAGAATAGCGACCTAACCGACAGCAAGACCTACCCGGAGGCAGTGCTCTATGGCATCATCAACTCCCCTGACGTCGGGCCAGACCTCCTGGCTTCAGCGCGTCAAGAAATTGGACGTCGCCGTGGCACAAACACACAACCAACTGTCAGCTACACCGGAACCACTCAGCCTGGAACAACAAGCCTCGGAGTGGGTGGCCAATCGCAACCGGCTGCGGGACTCAGCAGCTACCCAGCTCAACAGCCCGCTGTCGCTGCGCCTGTCGGACAAGCAGTCGGCGGTCAACCCGTACTCTCTTCCCGAGCCACTGCAAACGGAAGTGCTGCGCCTGCTGGAACAACCAAGTCCTTAGCGCCAACTGCCCCGGACGCGCTGCTTGCGCGGGTATCCGAGCAGCTCAAGGCTGACCGCGGCGTTCAGTTCACACCCTTCAAGGGTCAGCTCACCACCGGCCAGCAGGTGGCCAGTGCCTTTGCCAACGCCAACGGTCGCACGTTCACGGTGGTCGAGCGCACTGCCGGCAACGAGCGCGACATGCCCAACGGCTTCGCTATTCCCGGCACCAACCACGTCGTCATCGACAGCAAGGCCAGCGACGCGCCGGTGCTGGTGGCGGTCCATGAGGTTTACCACCTGCTGCCGACCAAGCTGCGCATCAAGGCCAACAAGGCACTGCGCGCTTTGTTCAAAGAGGACCAAGCGACTGAGTTCGGCCGTGAGTTCAACGTAACCCCCGAGCAGTTCGAGGAGGAAATCCCGGCGTACATGGCGCAGGCCGTGGCGTCGCGCCCGACCTTCTGGCAAGAGCTGCGCACGAAGATGGGCAACAAGGACTTTTCGGAGTTCGCCGGCTTCGTGCTGCAGAAGTTCAAGGACCTCATGCGCGGAGCGGAGAAGTCCCTTGGCGAAGGGTTCCTGCAGAAGTACATCGGGGAAGAGTCCAACATCCTGGAGGCTCAGCGCATCCTGTCGGACCTGTACGTCGAGTCCATGCGCGAGCAGGGCTTGCAGCCTGATGAGGCCCTTGCCGCACCGGTGATGATGTCGCAAAAGCGCACTCAGAACACCGAGCAGGTTGGCGAGCACGAAGTAACGCCCGCTAAGGACGGAAGCATCTTTGTCCACGGCGACCCCGAGGCTATTCGCGCCAAGATACCGGAAGGCGTCAAGGGCCGCGTGGAAGCCGGCGGTGTGCGGTTCACGCACTCCGATGCACCCCGCGTGCGCGGTGCGCTTTCAGGCAACCAGATTGCGTACAGCCGAGGCGGCCAGGTCAACGAGAAGTTGGCCCTGACCAAAGACGGTAAGTACCTCGGAGCCCCGGAGAAGTTCAACACCCCCGGCAAGGTTCCGACATTGCGTCGCTGGTTGCGTCAATTGGCTGAAGAGGGTGCACCCGGCCGGTACTGGTACGAAAATAGCAGCGCAGCCATCTTGCACATGACTGGCGGCGACGTCCAGGAAGCGCGCAAGTTCGTTGCCCTTCTGGCGATCTACTCGCCCCAGGCCAAGGTTGACGCAAACAGCACATTCGCGCTGCGCGCATGGTCCCAGTACAAGATGGGCCAGCCCATCAGTGTGAAGACCGGCGTGATGGACCGCAAGGCCCAGGCCGCGCTTGATGACGTGGATGCGTTCTGGTCCGGCGAGAAGACAGGCAACTTCTTCCACAACCTGCTGAGCGAGATCGACCCGACCACCAAGGGTAAGCAAGGCGCCACCATCGACATGTGGATGATGCGTGCCGGGCAGTACAGCAACGACGCGCCGACAAAAACTCAGTACGCGTTCATGGAGAACGAGACCAACCGCCTGGCGCGCGAGTTGGGCTGGGAGCCGCAGCAAGTGCAGGCCGCGATCTGGGTGGCCATGAAGGCCCGGATGGAGAACACCGGGGTCAAGAAGCGCACGGAGGCCATCTCTGAGAAAAAGGGTTGGCTGCGCTACGACTACCCGCTCAAGAAGGGCACGCCGACCAAGACCCGCGTGGTGCAGGACGCGCAGAAGCACCGCGACAATTGGCTTGACCAGGCGTTCAAACACGACCCGTCGAAGCAAGACACGGCCACCGCCAAGTTCGATTTCAGCGACGGCGTGCGCCGCCACATCGGCCAAGTCTCCTGGGAGGCCCGCCCTGGTCGTAGCACCGGAGTCCTGCCCGGCGTGAACGACGCCCCGTATGACCAGCAGGTTGAGTTCCAGCAGGCCGTACATCGCGCCCTGCTTGGCCCCAACGGTGAGGACCTCCTAGCTCAAAAGCTGGGCTTGTTGGTGGACGGCGAGGACCTCCTGGCACCGGGAATCTGGCAGGGCGAGGTAGCGGCCGGCATGCAGAAGCAAGTGGCCATGGCACCCGCCAAGGGCGACGAAGGCAAGACCGGCTTGGACACTACCCAGAAGCAGGCGCTCGACACCTACTCTGCGGTGCTGGGCCTGCTGCTGCGCCAGGAGGGCGTCGGCTGGCACCGCCCGTTCTACAACGGCAAGAAGTCCGGCGAGAACGGCGCTGAGCTGCGCATCGGTTCGCCCTTCACCCCGGAACAGGCCCAGGAGCTTTGGTCCGCCCTGGACGCCGCGATGCAGGCAAAAGGCGTTGCGGATTGGGAACAGTCGGCAGGTTTGATTTCCAGCCCACAGGGAATGCGGGTTGTCAACTTCGGTGCCTTGAAGGACAATGGTGACTTCCAGCGGCTAGTTGAGTCAGCCGCTAACGGGCTGTCTTTTGACGTGCAAGAGCATGTGCGCTTTACGTCTGACGGCAATTTGGTTACGAACGATTGGAGGGCCAATCCAGATGGCACTACTTACCAAACCGCGATCAGCGACGCAGGACGATCCGATCTACTCGGGTGGAGTCGAGATGTTCTCGCCCCGAGGGTCCAGCAAGTCTTCGACGACTTCAGCGAGCGATACGACTGGGGAAATCCCGGCAGCATCAACTTCAGCAACAAGCCCGGCGATGGACTCGGTGGCGTTCATGCAGAGCGTGGACCAGGCGCTAGAGCGCACGCTGTTCGGATCGACGGCACCCACTTCAGCCAAGGCCAACGAACAAGCCTAGACGGCCGGTACTTCGGTCGCGGTCTCAAGGGCGCTGAGCAGTCGCGCCTCTCCGAGGCAAGCGACTCCCGCATCAAGGAGCGGGTCTACTTCTACGTCGATGAAGGCAAGGGCATCACGCCCGAGGCCGGCGTGGGTGGCTACGCACATGCGGCCAGCGTAGACAACCTCTACAACACACAGGGCGATCCGCTCAAACTGTTCCGCGCTGGCGACATCAACGGCAGCGAGAGCCGTGTCCTGGACGCCGGGTTCGACGGCTACTACTTCCCCAACTACGTCAACGGCCAGGGCATCGCCGTGGTTATGGGCAACGCCAGCCGGGGCATCAAGGTGTCGCCCACCGAGTACGCCAAGGGGCAAGCCCCAGCAGCCCCCGCGCAGCCCTACAAGCGCGGCTTGTCCAGCAAGGAACTCAATGCCATCGACATGCCGGCCGTGCAGGCTGTGGCGCCCAGCTCCAAGCTGCGCGCCGGCACGTTCCAGGTAGACGAGTCGGAGCTGGACGCCGCCCGGGCGGAACTAGCCAACCAAGGCATCACGCTGCCTGGCACCACGCCGTTCAGCAACAAAGCCCAAGACCTGGACCAGGACATCACCCTGGAAATCCCAATCGAAGGCGGCAAGACGGCCAAGCTCACAGTCAACGCGGCCAGCTACATCAAGCAGCTTGATGCCCGCGAGGAGGCTCTCAAAATGGTCAAGGAGTGCATGCTATGAAACTGATGACAGCAGACCAGGTAAAGCGCATGGCCCTGGCCCACGGGGGCAAGGCCGAGATCGACGGCAAGGCTATCAACGCAGCGCGGCTGCAGGTGGCCACCAAGGCGCCGCAGCCCCAGGCCAAACCAGCATATATGCCACCCGAGCCAAAGCCGGTCCCGGTGCAGACAATCGAGTCCAAGCCAGACCCAGCCGTGCGGGAGGCCGTGCAGTCGATTGACCAATACGCGGCGAGTCAGTTCCTGCTCAATGAGTCGAACATCCAACTGATGCAGACCGTGAAGGAAATGCTCTCCCAGGTCTCGGCAGCCAAGCCTGATGCGCGGCCCACGAAGTGGGTGTTCCGCGTGAAGCGTGACGCCCAGGGCCTGATGGAAACCATCACTGCTACTGCCACATGAACGAACAACCGCTTATCTGGACCACCCTGGGCAACGTGCCCGTAGCCGATCTGACCCACAAGGTCACTTGGCGGGTTGAGCCCGATCTGATCGTATGCACCGAGTCCTACTTCTTGAAGGACATGTTGGTGAAAGAAAGTTCCCACGTCAAAGTCCTTGTCGGCGCGGCCGCCGAAGGCACTGCCACTATCTAAGGAGATACCTCATGGCTCTTACCACCGTTATGCCGACTTCAGCCAAGCTGGCTTTCCTGCGCGGCGAGCACGCTGCAGGCGACGCCTACAAGATGTCTTTGATCAAGGTCGGCCACACCGGCACCTATGACAAGCTCTTCCAGGCGGCAGGCACCCCAAACAACAGCACGGGCGGAACGCCCTCTGTGACCAACATCGGCACCGATGAGGTGGCTGCTTCCGGCTCCTACGCCGCTGGCGGCATTGCGATGTCTGGTTACACAACTGGTTCTGACACCACGACCAACACCGCTTGGATCGACTGGACCACAGACCCGGCGGCCACCACGGCCACCATCAGCGCGGTCGGCGCGATCATCTACAACGACACCGACGCCGGCAAGCCCGTCGTGTCCCTGCATGACTTCGCAGGCACCGTGTCTTCTACGGCCGGCACGTTCACCGTAACCCTGCCTGCTGCCGCTGCTGCAACTGCCGTCGTCCGCCTGGCGTAATCCGTTACCGGGTAACGCCAATGACGCTGGACGACCTGACCCCACTCACGCTTGAGGTGGCCCGCGTCACCTATGAAGCCATGTCTGCCCCAGATGGGGTTGCGCTCTGGCGCGGCCCTATTCAGGGCGGCGAGTGGAAGATCGCGGTCAACTATGACGCTGATGCAGAGACATTTCATATCCGCGTGATACGGCGCGACCTTGGGGCAATAAATGGCGCAGCGAATTAAAACGACCGAGTGGGGATTCCCGTTAGCTGCTGCGTCTGTTGCGAGCACCGTGGCGCGTACCTTCACGGCGATCACGGTTTACGCGCCGGAAACCACCAGCCGCACCATTCGCTCCGCGCATCTTGAGTTTTTCCTGCAAGACAACAGCACTGCGGCGGCGAATACCACCGCTCTGAATATGTCGGTGCAGATTGATGCTATTGGCGCATCGGCAGCTACGGTCACACACACCTTCGCACAGTCCGGTGAGAACTACACCATGCTGGCGACCAAGGACGTGACGAGCTATTTCGTCACCAACTTCACCGGGGCAAGCCACTCGGTAACTGCGGCCATCACGGTCACTGGTGCGGCCACCATCAATGCCTGCTGCAAACTGGTGCTGACCTATGAGTACGATGATGCCGCGCAAGACACGCGTATCAAGACGGTCAGAATCCCCATTGACGGCAACAACGGAAACCTGACAACCGCCTACGTCAATCTAGGCAGTCTTGCAAGCCAGATTCCCAACCTCGACACCTTCCTGCCGGAAGCGTCGAAGGTGTATCGCAACATCTTCATGCAGTGGGATACGCATGACGGGCACACGGCGGCTGGTGCATCCACGCTGGACATCAGCTACGACGGCGGCACAACCACCGTAAGCAATGTGGCGCAGACGCAAACCGACCTTAACTCGGACGTTTATGTGCGCCGCATCGACAACCTCACTGCCACGCTTAACACAGCGGCGTCTGCCAACTTGCAGGCTAAATGCACCACGGTAACTGCCACCCCGTACCCGTGCCTGAACGGGGTGCTGTATGTCACCTATGAGTACGACCACAGCACCAGCACTCGGGTGATGAACAGCATCATTATTGGTGCGGCAGACGACCCAGGTTGGGCAGGCGGTACGACCACTGGTGACAAGAGCCGCTTTACCCGCACCGTCAGCATCCAAGAGCCTGGCACCATCACATTGGAACAATCTGCCGTGCAGATATGGATGGCCGATGCCGGAGCCATTACGATGGATTTGCGCGTTGGTTCGCAGGCCAGCCGTGTCTATACGCAGCCCACCTCGGCACACTGCGGCGGCATGAGCGTGATGCGACGAATTGACTCAGGCGCGACAGGTGGCGCGGGCATCACTTTAGCGCGAGGCATGGATAACACGCTCACGGTTGATTGGTTCAGCACCAGCGCCACGGCGAACAACATTGGCAGCAACATCACAGGCATTTGCTACCTTAACTACACCAGCGACATCCACGCAGACGGTGACGGCGTTCACAACCACACGACCAAGTGGTGCATCCAGCCACACGCTACAGGAAACTTGGTGCAGCGTTTGCAGCGGGTTCCGACTATTACGCCAAACATTCCAGAGGCTGAATACTGGCTAAGTGGTCTTGTTTACGAAACCATCTTCGGCCTATTCAACTCGACGCCTTTGAACGTAGGGCTGTCCGTATTGTGCGAAGAACAGGCGGGAGAGGGTGAAGGCGCTGGCTGGGTGAACCTCTACATGGGTTTCCTGACATCTGACGCCGAGAGCGGCACATTCTTGATCTACGGTCGTGCGCGTGATGACTTCAAACGCTGGCCTGCTGATTCGGACACTGGTCGCATTAACATCGAAACGGCGCGTGATTATCGGTTCGACTGTTCTGCAACCGGCATGGCGATGTGGCAGCTTATCGGGTTTGTCACGCATCACGCCATCACCTATCAGATCGCTGGAACGGTCACTGGAAGTGCTGGCGGCACGGTCACGATTGATGCCCACCGAGAATCTGACGGCATGATGCTTGGTGCCGCCAGCAGAACCGGCAACGGCGCGTATTCGATCACTTGGTACGACAATGTGGGCACCGTGTACGCTGAAGCCTACGAGGACGGCACCCACATCGGAAGGTCGGCCAACGGAACGGCGGTGTAAACGTGGCGTTTGACATATCGCTACGCGACAACGGCAGCGGGTCGTTTGACATATCGCTGTCTGCCGGTGGTGGCGGGTCAAACGGAACGGCGACCATTGTCGGCGTATCGGCAACCGCAGCGGTCGGGACCGTAACGCGGTCTGGTTCAGCCACCAAGGATCTCACCGGCGTATCCGCAACGGCGGCGGTAGGCACCGTCAGCGCTTCTGGGTCGTCGGTAGTAAACGCCACGGCGACGCCTTCGGGCGTATCCGCTACGGCGGCGGTAGGCACGACCACGCAATCCGGTACAGCCACCAAGGCCATCACCGGTGTATCAGCTACGGCGGCGGTCAACACAACAACCAATACCGGTACAGCCACAACCAGCCCGGCAGGCGTATCGGCAACCGCAGCGGCTGGCACGGTAACAGCCTCGGGCGCTTCCGTAGTCAACGGCACGGCCACCCCGGCTGGTGTCAGCGCGTCCGGCCAGGTCGGCACAACGTCCCAAAGTGGTACAGCCACAACCAACCCGGCAGGCGTAGCAGCCACCGCCGCTGTCGGTACGACCACGCAGGCAGCCGCAGGCAACGTCACGCTCACGGGCGTGGCCGCCACAGCGGCCGTCGGCACGGCGACGGCCAGCGGCACAGGCAGCCCCGACGCAACGGTCAACCTGGTAGGTGTAGACGCCACCGCTGCCGTCGGCACGGTGACCGCAGCAGGCACCGCCAACGCGACGGTAGCTATCACTGGTGTATCCGCCTCGGGTCAGGCAGGCGACGTGAGCGCTGCGGGCGTGACCGTAGTCAACGCAAGCACCTCGATCTCGGGCGTGTCGGCGTCGGCCGAGGTTGGCAGCACCAGCAATTCAGGCGATGCAGCCGTTGGGGTCCTTGGCGCCACAGCCCAGGCGTATATCGGTGCGCTAACGACCACCAGCACAGCGACCATTGCAATCAGTGGCGTGGCTGGCTTCGCGTCGGTTGGCGATCTGTTTGCGCATGAGGTTGTGCCCAGCACCACGCTGGACATCATCCTGAAAATCCTGTCCAACAAGCAGGCCCTGGACCCGACCACTGGCAAGTTCACGATCTGGGACAACGACGGGGTCACCGTGCTCTACCAGGCTGATGCCTGGGAGGACGCAGCAGGGACCATTCCTTATCGCGGCAGAGGACTTGGGCGCATTGACGCCTTGGCGTAATGGCGACGCCCGAACAAATCCTTGCAGTGCTCACCGGCAAGAAGGTATTCGCCGGCGGGTCCTGGCGCGTGTATGCGGCCGATGGCACTGAGCTGGCAGACCCGGGCGGGGTGCTATGGCGCGGCGTGCATGGCGCGATCCTGTGGGCCGCCCTGGCGCTCACAGGCACACCCGTTGACCAGCTACCCGTAGAGCCCCCGCGCTACTACAGCGCCGCGCTCGACATGGTGCAGGCCCTGCGCCGGCAGCAGCTTGAAGAGGATGAGGTCATCCTGGCCGTCATCCAGCAATTCGTTTTGGAGACTTGATATGCCAGTACTAGGATGTGGGGCCGAGATGGCCAAGCTGATGGATGTGTCGGACAGCGACGTGGCCGTGATGGAGGACACCATCGCGGAGCGCCTGGC